GGCCGTCTTCCCGTTTCGTCTGCAGGCCCGTGATGGCGTCGCACTGGAAGGTCATCGCCAGGGCGAAAAGGTGCTCTATGTCTTCCTTGCGAAAAAAACTGTCGTAATCGACAAGCAGCAAATATTCCGCCGAGTCGAGAAACTGCTCCATCAGGCGGGTATTCACCTGGCTCCAGAACGCACCAGTACCCATCGTGGGGCGAATGCCGAGCGGCATCAGTGCTTGAGCCCAGGCGAAATGGTTGGCCGTAAAACTCAACCTGGGCATCGACAGGATGGCTTCCACACGGATGTCAACTTCCGTGCCGCCGACCTTGACCAGCATTGTCAACCTCGCAAACGAGAGCGGGCCGCCCCGGTTTGGAGCGGCCCGCCCAGTTTGCACTTCACGTCAAGCCGTCAGGCTCACGCACCCACCAGGCCGATGATCGGGCCGGCGACGGTGTCGGTGCCCAGGTTGGCGTGCGTAATGGCCACGCGGGCCACCGCACGGATCACGGTCTGATCCGACAGGAAGTTCACCTGATCGCTGGACGCGATCTCGATGGCCTGGCGGATGCCGTAGTAGGAGCTGTTGGCCATGTTGCCGTACAGCGCCATGATGGCACCCGTCGAGTCCGCACCGGCCGGCAGGCGGTCGGTGAGGACCACTTCCGAGCCGAGGAACGTCGGACCCATGCCCTGCGACAGACCCACCGACCCGCCCTGGGCGAGGTCGAGGTTCTGCATGCACGCCGCGAAGAAGAACGGCGAGCAGAACCACTTGGCACCCGCACGCGAGTGCTGCGGAACCCTGGCCATCATCGCCAGGAGGTTGGCCTTCGTCACCTCGTCGGGCGTGTCACCGGCAGCCGTCACGAGCGAGGCGGCGTAGGTGGCAGCAGACGCCGCCAGCAGGCCACCCGTGTAAGTCGTGACGAGCCCGGCAACCGCTGGGGCGTTGCTGGGGTTGCCGCTCCACGCAGCCTCTTCCACGGCGTTGCTGAGCGTCAGGGCGAGCTCGGCAGCGATCCAGTCGGCGATCGACACGATGGAGTCCTGCAGGAGCTCGCTCGCAATCGTCACCGCACCCGTGACCTTCTTCGCCGTCAGCGTGACCTGGTTCGAGGTCGGGTCGCTGGCGGTAATGGCGGCGTTCTCGTTGATCCAGTGCGCCGTAGCGCCGGCAGTCCGACGCGGGAACAGCAGCACGTCGCTCGGCATCACCACGTTGGTGGCGTTCTGAGCGAAGGCCGAGTACTGGTCCACGAGCCGGATGACGGTCGAGGAGAGAACGTCGGGCACGAAGGCCGCACCCGTGGTGCTGCCGGTCGAACCCTGGGCGCGAGACTCGACGCCGTGGTCTTGGCACCACCGCTTCGCGTCGACATCGCCGCTCTTGGCCTTGAACCACATGCCCACTGAGTAGGCGTCCTTGGCGTTTTCAAACGCACGGAGCCGACCCGAGAACGGGACCGCTTCGATGCGGACCTTCTCGCTCCGCTCCTCAGTGGCCTCGGGGGCCGGCGAGCAGCGATCAACCACGCTGCGGAGATTCTTGGCCGACTCGACCACCTTCTTCTCGAAGTCGATCTTGGCGGTGAGTTCGTCGGCACGCTTGTTGAGGTCGATCAACTCGACATCGCGGGCGGTCGTGTCTTCGGCCTCGATCGCACGCACGGCGTCGATCCGGTTGGCAAGGGTTGCCGCTTCGTCCTGAAGGCGCTTGAGATTGTCCATGTTCGGTGAGACTCCTGCGGCGGTATTGCCGATGGAGTCCACAGTGCCACTACGGGCGGGGTGCCTTGCAGAAACGCACTTGCGAAACTGTTGTTTTCACAAACGCCACCGCGCGAGCCCCGCACCTCGGGCAACGCAGATACCGCTGCCGTTCGTCGCCACATGGACGGCTGGATCGGCACCGGAGTTTTTCGCCGCAGGTGCAGCGTGCTTCAGACACGGCGAAGCCTCAGAGCCCACGCCGCAGCGGCGTCACGGACCAGCGAACGCTTCACGATCTCAGCGGCCACAGCCTCGGGCTCGGGCTGCGTCTGCGTTGCCAGCCAGGCTTCGTACGAACGCATGGCCACGGATGCAGACGTGGAAGGGTAGGCCGGGTTCAGCACAGGCCCCACGTCGTAGAGGCCCGATACCTCGCGGATCTGGCGGATGGCCTTGCCGTCCTCGCCAGTGCGGAAGGATTCATTCTTGGGCTCCACCGTGAAGGCGAACGACGAGCCACGCACGTCGCGCCGCTGGATGAGCTCGAGCACGTCGGCCCGGCTCACGGGCGGCGTCACCACGTACTTCAGCCCCTTCTCGTCGCTAGAGAGTTCCAGCGTGCCAGACGAGGAACGGCCCAGCACGATGTTGGAGTCGTGGTTGAACAACGCCACCACGTCCTTGCCTCGCTTAGACAGGATGCGGTCGAACGCACCGGGAAGAATCTCTTCCCTGAATCCGCCAAGGTCGAGGCTTAGCCGGTTGTAGACGGCGGCGTATCCGACGATGGCGGCACGGCCGTCTGAGCGGGTTTCCACGACGAGCTCGTCGGCGTCCGCCAGTTCGTAGTCGCGGCGTTCAATTTCCATTTGTGTTTCCTCCGGTCGGTTGAGTCTGTACTGGAATGACGCCTTCGTTCACGCCCGCGATGATGCTGTCCACGGTGGCCTCGGGCATTGTCGGGAACGCGCCTTGAATCAGTGCCTTTGCTCCTTCGCCAGTGAGCAGGCCAGACGAAAGACCAGCGATGATCTCAAGCAGCGAGGAAACCTGTGCTCCGTTCAGGGCTTGCTGCTGCAAGTCCGTGGCCGCTTCCATGTCCACGCCTTCGCTGGTTGAGGTTGCATAGTCTTCCGCATCATCTTCGGCCGTGCCATCCATGGGCTCGCTAGCATCGGGCGAACTGGTACCGATAGCGTCCAGCGTTGTCATGTTCAGCTGCACGAAGTGCTTGTCACCCTCCGGCCCGATTGGGTTGAGGTTCTCAAGCTCGCGGATCTCGTTGATCGTCATCCAGCCGTTTTGCAGAGCCGAGACGTAGTAGGCAGACCGGCTCGCGTGGTCGCCACGCAGTAGGCCACTCACGCTGTGCTCGGCGAAGTACCGCTCGTCGTCCACGATCAGGTCACGGCTGATCGCGGCTTCCCACCGCTTGAGATGCGGCAGCAGGCAGTGCTGCACAAACTCGGTGCCTTGCACCTCTATGTTGCTGTATGTACTGCGTTCCAGGCTCTGGATCATGTGTGGAGGAACGCGAAACGCACGGCAAATCTCGATCACCTGATACTGCCGCGTCTCAAGGAACTGGGCCGCCTCGTTGCTGCCGCTGAGTTCGTGAGCCTTCACGCCATTCGGCAGCACCGCCGTGCGGTGTGCTCGATCCGGCCCACGGTGCATCCGCTCCCACTGCTCACGCAGACGCTCGGCTGCCTCGGCCGGAATCGGGTTGTCACTCTCCATCACGATGCCCGGCCGGGCACCGTTGCCGAAGTAGGTGGACCCGTGGGCCTCCAACGCCTGGGCCAGCCCGATGGCGTTCTGAAAGATCTTGTACGTCGGGATCGCCTTGATGCCGTCCTCGGTCGTGAACCGCAGGGCGAATATCTGCTCTTGGCTGTAGACCGTCTGCCGGCCGCTCGGCTCGCGGTAGCGATACCGCAGCGTGCCGTCTTCCAACCGCTCGGCTTCCATCCGAGACGAGTGCAGCGGCCACAGTTCCGAGACGGCACCGCGAGCACCTGGGCGGATCTCGGCGTAGCTCGCACCGTAGTGGAGGTACATGCCCGTCATCCAATCCCGAAACTCTTGGGCCGTCTGCCACGGGTTGGGCTGCATGTGCAGCAGGCGATACACGGGATGGCTCGTGGCCTTCTGCTTGCCACCATTGGCGAGCCGCTCGAAGACGTGGAGCGGAAGAGCCGAGACGGCGTCAGAGATCACCCGGATGCAGGCCGTGTATGCCGAGCACGCCATCGAGTTGTCGGCGTTGACGCGAACGCCAGACGGCGTACGGCTGGAAGAAACCTCGGGCCAGTCGATGCCACGCAGGTCGAACATCTTGTAGTCGGCGACGGCGTTTTCGTTCATAGGGTGATGATGTCCCAGTTCTGCTCGGCTGGTTTCGCAGTCGCTACGGCGTGCAGCCCGAGGCCCATCACCAGCGAGACGATGCCGTCGATGCGTTCCGTGCTCTTGGCCTTGCTCGGCTTAATGTTGCCCTGGTGGTCGGTCTGCACTGCCACATTGCCAGCCATCCACGACAGCACCGGATGATTCCCGTGGCGGATCTTCTCCGAGAGCACGAGGTTCTCCAGCTGCTTGCTTGGGCTACTCATGGAGCCATAGCCCTGTCCAAAGCCTGTCACATTCACGCCTTCCCCTTGCAGTTGGGTAGCGAGTTGAGTGGCGTTCCAGCGGTCGATTCCCACCTGCCGGATATTGAACTTCTGTGATAGCTCGACGATGTCGCGGCGGATTACGTCGTAGTCGGTGACGTTGCCATCCGTGGCCCTGATGTACCCGTCACGAATCCACCCGATGTAGTCCACCTTGTCACGCTGCGTCCGCTCGGCAGCGTTCTCCTGCGGAACCCAGAAGAACGGCAGCACGTCGAAGGTGCCATCATCTGCCTGGCTCACCAGCACCAGGGCCGACAAGTCATAGGTGGTCGCAAGGTCGAGCCCGGCGTACCACTCACGCTGCTCGAGATCGCCAGACAGCGGCTTGCCGCACTTGGCCCAGTTGTCGGGCGAGAGCCACCGCACGTCCTGGGTAGTCCAGACGTTGAGTCTGTATCGCAAAAAGCTATTGAGCTTCGACGGTGACTGCTCGGCCTCTCGGGCATCGGCGGCGAATGACTCCACCGTGATCGTCTCGCCCAATGACGGGTTGGCCTTGTGCCACGTCTTGGAGTCCTTCCAATCGTCCTCGGGCGAGGCTGCGTAGATGCACCCGAAGAATGCCGGGTCCACGCCGGGATCGGCAATGCACCGCTCGGCGTATGCGTGCTGCTCCCAGCAAATCGACTTGCGGTCGTAGCCTGCCGTGGTGATCGACAGGATGAGCGGCTGCCGGCGAGCCGCACCGCCGTATCGCAGGGCGTCCCACAATCGCCGGTCCCGCTGGGCGTGCAACTCGTCAAAGAGCAGGGCGTGAATGTTCAGCCCTTCCGCACGGAACGCGTCGGCTGAGAGCACCCGGTAGAACGAGTTGCTGGCCTTGTGCACGATCGTCTTGCGGCTGTCGATCACCTCAAGGTGGCGAGACAATGCCGGCGAAGCCCGCACCATCGACGCCGCTTCCCGGTAGATGATGCCAGCCTGCTCGCGGTCGCAGGCCGCACCATAGACTTCCGCCCCCGGCTCGGAGTCGAAGGCGGTCATGTAGAGAGCGATGCCGGCCAGCGTGGTGGACTTGCCCTGCTTCTTCGGAAGCTCGATGTACCCGACGCGGTGCTGCCGCAACTCGTCTGGGTTCAGCCGGCCGAAGAGCTCTCGCATCACGTGGTGCTGCCACGGCAGAAGCGTGAACGGCTTGCCGGCGTTCTGCCCCTTGCTGTGGCGCAAGATCTTCTCGAAGAAGTGCACCACCCGCTCGTACTTGGCCTGCCCCTCTTTGCAGAGATCAGGCACCGTGGAGCTTGAAGAACTCTTCGACTTCGTCGGTTGGCTTTTCTTCCTTGCCACCTAGCCGCGTCCTACTGCTCGGGGTCAGGCCAAACTCGCCCATTAGCGAAGCCTGGAGCGCCACTAAACTGCGATACAACGGGCCAGCCGGATTCGGTTTGACGCCACCCAGGTCGGTTCGCATCACCGGGCCAGTGGCCCGCAGCTCGAGTAGGCACGCCTGCGTCGCAGCGTACACCTCGCACAAAGTCGCCAACGCTTCGCCGTCAGCAGTGGTGAGCGTGCCGAGGCCCAGCAGGATCGGCACGAGCTCGTTCCACTTCTCCACGGCGAGCGGCTCGACCATGAGACGCTTCGGCATCGGCGGCGATCCAGCCGGGGCCGGCAGGTCGGGCCGGATCTTCCGCTTGCCGGGATTGCCCAGCAACTTTTTCACATTGGCTGGCTGTGGCTTTCGACCGCGTGGCATCAGGAAACCTTAAAAACGCCTGGAAAAAGCCGAGCCAAAATGCGGGCGCGCTCTCCGAGG